GCCATCCGGCACGCCATCGAGGTGGCGTGGGACCGCGGTGATCTGGAGACGCTGCAGAAGTACTTCGGCTACACGGTGAACTCCGCCAAGGTAAAATATGCCTAACGCGGCGTTACGAAAAACGCGCCATCGTTGTCTGCATCAATCCGCTTGATGCAGCGCGTCCAGAATTCCTTTTTTTCTTCCCGAGAGTATGTGCCATATTCGCCCAGCCCGTTTCTCAAGGCGTCGAGGTCTGTCTTCGGCTTTTCCTCCACGGTTTCGAGGGATCTTTTCAAGATCGAGTATTCCGCTTTATAATCGTCAAGCTCAATCAAATCGTTTAGGTATAGCGTTTTTAGTTTGCTCATTTTCTTTCGTATCGAGTCCGCGCTTTGCGTGGGCTTTTTTTCGGCCTTTTTGTAGTACCTATTGTTCCGCTCTGCGATTCCAGCAAGCTCGTGTAGTAGGTAGTCTTCCAACACATCCTCTCGTATCCTTTTTGTGTGAGGGCAAGAGGTGTTATCAAGCATCCGCGTCCGGCATCGGTAATATGTATATGTCTTCTTTACGGTTTCCGATTGCATCGTTTTCCCGCATTCTTTACAATGCAGTATCCCGGAAAACAGATACACGCGGTCTGTGTCAACTCCCGCACAGCGTTGTGACCGCTGGCGAATAATATCATTTACAAGGTCAAAGTCTTGCTTGCTCACCAACGCGGGGCAAGTATTTTCGATGCCATAAACCTCGCCGATGTAAAGACGGTTACGGAAATAGTTTACATACTTGCTGTAAGCACGGTCAATGCCCCATGTGTCAAGCATATATCGCTTTACGGCAAGGACGCTTTTTAGCCGGATAAACGCCGCGAACATATCTCGCGCCGCATCTGCCGTGCCGTTATCAATCTGGTATTGCCTGTCCTTGATGGCATACCCTAAAGGCGCTTTTGAGCCTGCCGGTTGTCCTTTTGCCCGTTTCCCATCGTTGATAAATTTGATTCGTTCACTCGTGCGGTCGGCCTCATCCTGCGCGACTGACAACATGATATTGACCTTTAAACGCCCTGATGCGGTGCGCGTTTCGTAATCTTCTTCCGTCGCTTGCCATGTTACGCCGTACTGGTCGAGCTGTGTTTGTACATCGTAATACCCCGCGACATTGCGAAACCAGCGGTCAAGTTTGACAAACAGAATCATGTCTATCTTACCGTCTTTGCAATCGCCCAGCAGTCGCAGGAGCGCCGGACGCTTATTATACGGCTTTCTCGCGGATATTCCCGCGTCCTCATATATGCCCACCACGGTCATTTTATTTGCTTTTGCATATCTTATCAGCGCGTCCCGCTGCTCTTGCAGGGACAGGCCATGCCGCGCCTGTTCTTCGCTTGAGACGCGGATATACAAAGCCACTCTTATCAAAGCCACTCTCATCAATGCCGCTATCATCAAATCCCCCTCCAAAATCCGTAATCTATACAATGAAAATCAATGTACACGCACCACGCAGCGAGAAGAACAATTATAAAAAACATTATAGCAATCACGCCGTTGCGGATACGCACTCCACGCCGCATGATCTCGATCATGTCTGCTTTTGCGTCAACATGGCGTTCCAGCTCATCATTCCGCGCCTGCAAAGTTTCCTCGGTCGGCGTCAGGTGTTCGGAAATTCCGAACGTCTCGTCAAGAGATATGCCCATTGCCTTGCAGATCGGCGCGACGGTGTAAATGGACGGCGACTTTGAAAACTTGGAAAAGAAATTCTGCACGGTGGACAACGGTACGCCGGAAGTGTCGGAAATGTCCTGATAGGTCAGTTTCAATTCTTCTTTGCGGATTCTACACACCTCTTGAATGTTCATTTGCATCACCTTAATTTCTCCGATTTTGGCGTCGCGAAGTCGCAAGATAAGGGCTTACCGAACCTCACCAAACGCTGTTTTATTGCAAGGTTTTGGCGTTGAAGTAGTCAAGCAACGCGGAGTATGGTCAAATCATGCAGCGGCGACCGCTCCTCGCTGCCTGCAAAAAGGCACTGCCGTTTGTTGCGGAGAGCGGCAGTGCCTTTAGTTACTTATTGCTTCTCAAGTTTTACGGTCTGCGTAACTCCCATAGCAGACACTTCGTAGCTAATTACGCCGTCCTGATAGGTAAACGTCTTGGTGTCATCGCCGCTGGCGAGAATTGCCATATCGGTCTGGTCTTTATCATTTTCCGATTCCCAGGTGTACGGCTCATCCGCCGTGGTAGGGGCATCGAAAGAACCGGCCCAATAGAGGGCTTTTGTGTCTCCGTTATCAGATACCCAATACACTTCAATGGCATCTTCGGCAATGGTAGCGGCCTGCCATGCGTCCTCTGCATCGCTGTTTGTCTGCTTCCACTCTCCAACGAGATCGGGCGGAGTTACCGGCTCGTTTTCTGGCTCGGGCTGATTTGTTCCCCGCAGGCGGTTAACATGCCGAGCGCGAGAACCGAAGACAGCGCGATAAGCAAAAACTTTTTCATCTCAACTCTCCATTTTCTCATATTTTCGACTGCACAAAGTGCAATAATCGACATATAGCCCCGGTACTATAATTATTTGGGGGGACACAAAATGTTGCGTAATGACGTGAAAAGTGATACAATAGAGTATCAAAAGATGCTGGAAGAAGCCTTTGACCTGATACAAAAGTTATCCGACGAACAACTTCAAAAAATAATGGAGGCTCTAAAATGAAAATTTGGGCGATCAGTAAAGAAAAAGGCGCCGAGTATGAAATCGGCCTGGAATGCGACGGCATGGATCGAGAAACTGCAATGACCGAGCTTTACCGAATGGCGCGAAACCTGTTTACCGGGGAACTTGAACTGTTTTGGAAAGAAGGCGAACCCGGAAAGGCCGCATTTTAACCGTTGGCTTTCCGCTTGCATTCGATCACGGCATTTAACTGCTTCGAGATCGCGTCACAATTTGGGCTGAACCGCTCCACCAATCCGCTGAGTTTGTCGACCTCGACCGCCATTTCCTCGGTTGCCTTTGCTCGATAAACGGCGACGGCATCGGTCGCGTCATGGAAACCATTTGGAGACGGGTATTTTGCGTAAAGGGAAACGGCAGATACCATTTTGTCAAAATCTTCATCGCAGGCCGTTTCCTTTTCGTGCGCCCATATTGTTTGCAGCTTTTTGATTTCTGCCTTTGCCGCTTGCTTTGCAACAACCCATGCGACAATGCCGGAAATAGCAGCACAGCCGAGTGAAATGATGATTTCTTTCATTGGTCTTCCTCAAAAGCAGCGCGACCCATTTTTATAAACCGCTCCAGCTTTTCCGGCGGTAATGACAACACAAACTGAATAGCGGCCTTCTGCAAATCTGTATAGCCCTCGCCATCTGTGGCGGGGGCTTCTTTTATGCCCGGGTCGTCCGTTTCGCCACGGAGGTATTCAACGGATACGCCATGCAGCGCCGAGATTTGGTAAAGATAATTTTTATATGAATCGCTTTTCCCTGATTCCCAATCGCTTACTATCGCTCCGCTCTTAAACCCAAGTTCCCTTGCAAAATCAGCCTTTGCGCCATGCACATATTTCCCGTCAGGTTTGCGAGGGATAAGAGAAAGGACACGCTCTTGCATAATTGACATATTCGCTTGCCTATATTCGTTAGATTTGCCAAAACTCAATAAACACTGAATTTACCTATTGCAAACTTCGCATCTATGAGGTATCATATACCTAAGCCCACCGGAAAAGGGTACACGAAAACCAGCCCCCATAAAAGCGGCTTTTGCAATGTCTTTTGGCGATTTCATTGTAATACGCTTACGGGGCAGTGTCAAGTGTGATTTCTCATGTTTATGAGGTTTCGGCGGGTATTGACTGCGGCGGGGAAAACATAAGGCCGGCAGGAGCGCTATTCCCACCGGCCAATGTCCAAATTTGTTTACCCAATGCCCCTTGCAGGCTTTCGCCGCCTGCAATAGCGCTACAGGTTCTTCAGGAGCCTTACCACTTTCGCAGTTTTGGTTCTGCGCATTGCCTTCTCGCTGGTAAGCCATCGGGAGTACCCGATACGGTGGGATATGATTACTGGCATATCACCGTGAGTTTTAACCTCTTCACTGAGTGCTCCGCCGTATCAGTTGCTGCATTTAGCCAGTTTTACGCGCTTTGGCAACCGCTGTTGCGACCCGGCAGGAAGGGAACAGGCAAAATCAAAAGGTTGGTCACGAAAACCACCTCCTTTGAAGTTGCCCAAAGAGGGCTAACGGCAGTATAGCAAATCTCCCCGCCGCAGTCAATGATAACTCACAATGAAGGGAGGACACAAAAATTGACATTGAGAGAGCTACGAGAACGCTCCGGACTGACCCGCGCACAGGTGGCAAAGAAACTGAATGTTGACCTATCCTGCGTGACGCATTGGGAGCTGGGCGACTGGCGACCGCTGCGGAAGTACCACAAGAAACTGGCGAAAATGTACGGCGTGACCGTGGACGAGCTGTTTGAATCCAGCGATGGGCAGTAAAAAAATGCCCCGCCCAATGTTGCAGCATCGAGCGGGGCGGGTGGGACAAATCTCACCACAGGATATTGTGTCCGTGCTTATTGTAGCACGGAGGAAAGGAAAAGGCAATGAGTAAAAAGCCGGAGTACAAAATCATTTGGGTAACGCCCCCAGACCCCGTAAAGCTGGGGAAGATCATGGGCGAGATTTACGCCCGTGGAAGAGGGCTTGAGTTTGTCGGCCTTGTGCCGAACGAGAAGAAGTGTGGAGGTGCGAAATGAGCGCGTTTGCATGGGCGCTGGCGTTTATCGGCGCGGCGTGGCTGAGCTGGGCCATCGTCAAGTGCGTGGAGGCGCTGGGACGATGAGAGAGCGGAACAGGCGGGCGCGGGAGTATTCCCGGCGCTGCTGGGCGCGGCGGTGGAATAGGCGGCTTTGGATCCTCAATATCCTGCTTGGGCTGGCTATTGCCGGTATCCTCCTCTGGGCGCTGACGCTGCCGGAGGCACAGGAGCCGGAGGACGCACCTTCTCCCCTGTCCGCTGCGGTGCAGTCGGCGGTGCTGTCCGCCGCAAAGCCGCCGGAAAACCTGCTGGTCTGCGACATCACCGGCTACTGTGCGTGCTGCACACCCTATGCGGATATCAACCGCAACGAGGCGGGGCAGGTGCTGACGGCCTCCGGGCGGTGGGTGAACATCGGCGCGGCGGTGGCGGTTGACCCTGACATTATCCCACTTGGCAGCACCGTGACCATTGGCGGCAGGGAATATATCGCCGCCGATACCGGCGTGTACGGCTACACGGTGGACGTACTGATGAGCCATGAGGAGGCGCACCGCGCCGGTGTGGTGAAAGCGGTGGTGAAGTGGGAATGATCGAGCTGGTGAACCGAACGGCTTCGCCCTGCCAGGGCTGCCAGCGCAGACACGCGAGGTGCCACGGGGAGTGCGAGGACTACAAAGCGTTCCAGCGTGACGTTGAGGCCGACAAGGCGAAACGCTACGCATCGTACAGCGAGGCTAATTTTTACAGAATGAACAGCATAATGCGCGAGAACGCCAAAAAGGCGATAAGAAAGAGGGACGGAAAATGAAGGTCTACAAGGCAACTGATAAGGATATGAAATGCCGTGGGTTCCAATATGAGATTGGTAAAACGGCAGAAGTGGATGGAGACGCTAAACTCTGTGAAAGAGGTCTCCACGCCTGCGAAATGCCGTTGGATGTGCTGGGCTACTATGTGCCCGGTGATGGCTCCCGGTATTTCGAGGCGGAGCTGGAGGATGTCAGCGAAGAGATGCACAGCGACGACACGAAGCGCGTCGGCAAGAAGCTGACATTGAGCGCAGAGATCGGCATTCCGGGGTTGGTCAAGGCGCAGGTGGAGTACGTTAAAGCACAGTGTGATTTTGACAATGCCATCAAAAAGGCAAACAGCGAAAAGAAGAACCACGCCACCGGCGAGAGGGGCGCAGCATCCGCCACCGGCGAGAGGGGCGCAGCATCCGCCACCGGCGTGAGTGGCGCAGCATCCGCCACCGGCGTGAGGGGCGCAGCATCCGCCACCGGCGATAGTGGCGCAGCATCCGCCACCGGCGATAGTGGCGCAGCATCCGCCACCGGCTGGAGTGGCGCAGCATCCGCCACCGGCGTGAGTGGCGCAGCATCCGCCACCGGCGTGAGTGGCGCAGCATCCGCCACCGGCGTGAGGGGCGCAGCATCCGCCACCGGCTGGAGTGGCGCAGCATCCGCCACCGGCTGGAGGGGCGCAGCATCCGCCACCGGCGTGAGGGGCGCAGCATCCGCCACCGGCAAAGGTTGTGTGGCTATGGCTACTGGTCTTTATGGGCGCGTAATGGGAGAGATTGGAAACGCCGTTGTCTGCGTAGAGCGAAATACGAACGGAGAGATCGCTGCCATTCTGTCCGCCATTGTGGATGGTGAAACGCTGAAGCCCGGCGTGTGGTACACCGTTAAGAACGGGGAATGGGTGGAGGTGTAGTGATGACCACCTATGTCTGCGATGTGTGCGGCGCGGACTTTGAGGAGCCCTACCGCTACACCTACAAGCAAAATCTGGACGGCGAAAACGGCATAGAAACCGTCCTGGAATACCTCTGCCCCTACTGCGGCAGTGATGAGATCGGAGAGGAGGAAACATGAATCTGCACTTTGACCCAGCCGCCCACCAGTATACCGTGGACGGTAAGCCCGTCCCCAGCGTCACGCAGCTTGTGTCCCCGCTTGGCGCGGATATGGACGAGCCGGACCCGCTGCTGGAAGGTGCGCTGGACGCCGCTGCCGACCGTGGTACCACCATGCACGACTATCTGGCCCACCGTCTGCGCGGCGGCAGCCGCGAGACATACGAGCTGCCCGACGAGTACGCCCCGTATGCCGACGCCGCCGACCTGCTGCTGGCCGAGCACGAGATCGAACCGCTGCTAATCGAGCAGCCGCTGCCCGGCGACGGCTTTGCCGGTACGCCCGACCTCGTGGCCGACTTCGACGGTGTGCCCACCATTCTGGACTACAAATTTGTTTCGCAGGTGGCCAAATCCAAGGTGGCCGCCCAGCTGGCGGGCTACCTGAACCTCTGTGAGATCAACGAAGTTTACCCGCAGGCCCTGACCGCCGTGCAGTTCCTCCCCGGCGACTACCGGTTGTATCCGGTCAATGTGGAGTGGGGGCGCCGGGCGTTCGCCTGCTGCCGCGCCCTCTATACCATGAAAACGGAAAAGCACCCCCGCTGGTGCATCGGAAAGGAGTAACCCATGAGCGAAAACACCAATGCCAATACCGACGCCACGGCGGCCAAGACCACCGGCAGAAAGGGCACGGAGAAGAAGCCCGCCGAAAAGACCCTGTCCCTGTCCCAGAAGCTGCTTGCCATCCAGAAGGCTGTGGATGGCCTCATCAAGGACGGCAAGAACACCTCCGACAAGTATGACTTTGCATCCGGTGAGAACGTGCTGGAGCGTTTCCGTCCCCTGATGAATGAACACAGCCTTCTGCTGATCCCCCGTGTCACAGCCGCCTCTATCCACGAGGGCACCACCCGCAGCGGCACCGCCCGCTTTCTCACGGAGCTGCACTTTGATATGACCTGGCTGGACGCGCAGAGCGGTGAAACGCTCATCGTGCCGTGGTACGCGCAGGGCGTGGATCTGGCCGGTGAAAAGGGCGTCGGCAAGGCCGCCACCTATGCCGAGAAGTACTTCCTCCTGAAGTTCTTCCATGTCCCCACCCGCAAGGACGACCCCGACAATGACCGCCGCACCCGCACCGGCGAACGGCCGCTCTCCGGCACCGCCGGAGGCCGTGAAACGGCGGATTTCTGCCGAAAGGCCGTTGCCCAGATCATGACGGCGCTCTACGGTGAGGACGCGGAAAAGGTCAAAGCAGCCCTGTTGTTCCTCACCAAGTCCAACAAGCGCGGCTATGCCGGCGTGGACAGCGTGGAGCAGCTTTCCGACGCACAGGCCGCCGTCACCTACGCCAAGGCTAAGAAGCAGTATGAAAAGCGCATGAACCGCGAGTTTGTCTTTGATACGGAGAAGGAGGACAGCCATGCTTAACACCATTGCTCTTATGGGCCGCCTGACCCGCGACCCGGAGCTGCGCCGTACCCCCTCCGGTGTGGCCGTCACATCCTTCACGCTGGCCGTAGACCGGGATTTCAAGGACGCCGACGGCACCAAGAAGGTGGACTTCATCGACTGCGTGGCCTGGAAAAGCAACGCAGAAAACGCGGCCCGCTACCTTACTAAGGGCCGCATGGTCTCCGTTAAGTGCCGCCTCCAGCTGCGGGACTGGACGGACAAGGACGGGCACAAGCGCCGGAACGCCGAGGTGCTGGCGGACAACATCTACTTTGGCGATGCCAAGAAGGACGCGGACAGCGGCGCGGCGCGACCCACCGGCTTTACCGAGATCGAGGACGACGGCGACCTGCCGTTCTGATGGGAGGGGTAAGCGGCATGGATTACTGGCACAAGCAGTACACCTGCCCCTACTTCACCAGCAGCGAGAAACGGCGGGTCTGCTGCGAGGGCGGAAGCCGCGTCAGCTTCGAGACGGGCGGCGCTGCATCCCGCTTCATGAATCAATCCTGTGCCGGTGCGTGGGAGCATTGCACCATCGCACGGCACCTGACGGACGAGTACGAGAGAAAGGAAGAAAAGAATGGGAAAGATGCAGGATGAGATCAAGGGTCTGCTGCGGCAGAATCGGCACCTGGAAAACATCGTACAGGTGGCGCTGGACAAGGAGCGCGGCGTTTACGTCATCGGGGCGATGAAGAAGGAGTGAGGTGGTGTGAAGCGCAAACAATTCACGTTTTACAGATCCTACTGGGATGCGATACAGCCTCTCCCCAAAAAGCAGCAGGCGGAGATCCTGCTGGCGATCTGCGACTATGCGCTGAACGAAACGGAGCCGTCCAGCAGTCTCTCCCCCTCCGCCAGCGTCGCGTTTAATTTGATTCGCCCCACACTGGACAGCGGCAGAAATAAAGCCGCCAACCGCCAGAACAAATCAGAATCAAACGGATAACAAAAGCGGAACAAACGCGAAACAAAGGCGTAATGAGAAAGAGGGGGAGAAAGAGGAGGAGAAAGAGAGAGAGGGAGAGTAAGAGAACGAATGTTATATATTACGGCGGCGGGAGTATGTACTACCGGAGGAGGAAGAAATGGACAGATGCGAGGTTGAGAAGCTTTTTACCATGTTTTCGCAGTTCTGGCCGAACAAGCAGGTCACGGAAAAAATGAAGCTGGCGTGGGAGATCGCCTTAGAGCCTTACAGCTACGCGGACGTAAGAGCCGCCGCCGTCGCCTATGCCAGACGCAATAAATTTTTTCCCGATGTGGCAGATATCACGATGGGCATTGAGCCGCAGGAGGAGCAGGCGCAGGAAGAACAGGCACCGGACACGATGGAGCGTTTTGCTTGGATGCGGGACTACGTCCACAAGGAGCGCAAGCTAGGCCGTATCTCCCGCCGCGCCCGTGAGCGCGGCATGACGTGGCAGGAGGCCAAGGAGGCGCTGGATGGATAAAGGCATTTGGCGCGTGGCCAGAGCGCGGCTGTGCGTGGCCTGTTTGCAGGAGATGGCGGCGGATTACATCATCGAGCCAGCGTTCCACGGATGGGCGCAGGGCGTGTGCCAGCGCTGCGGGAAAGAGCAGAAAATGACGACAGTCAAGCGCTACACCATGAGCAGGCGCGGACTGGAGAAAAGAGGGTTGTTGGATGAACAGTGAGGATCTGATGCGGCTGGGGCCTGCGGCACAGAAGCAGGTCATGGAGAAGATGCGAAAGCCCGGCAAGTACAAGGCGCAGAAGACGCGGCGCGGCAAGCTGCCCTTTGACAGCAAGAAGGAGGCGGAGCGCTACGACGCGCTGATGCTGCTGCAAAAGGCCGGGGAGATACGGGGGCTGAAATTGCAGGTAAGATACTGCTTGCAAGAGGCGTACACGACGTTTGAGGGCGACCGGGTGAAAAGTATCGACTACGTTGCGGACTTCGTGTACGAGCGCAGAACGGCGCCTGACAGCTACGGACAGCGGCACTGGTTGCCGGTGGTGGAGGACGTGAAAGGGATGCGTACCCGCGAGTATGCCATGAAAGCAAAGCTGTTCCGCAATCGGTACGGATTCGCCATCCGGGAGGTGTGAGCATGACAGTCTACATGATAGTCACCCGCGATAAGTACCGCCTGCCCCGCTGGTGGGGTACGACCACGGCGGAGCTGGCGCAGTTGTCCGGTCGGAAATATCAGAATGTCCGTGTGGGTATCTGCAAGGAGTTCCGGCACGGCGGCAGCTACGGATGCTATGAGGTGGTGCGTCTGGAGGAGGGCGAGTGATGGGCAAGCAGATTGCGATAAACACCGACTGCATGGAGTATATGCGGACGCTGCCGGACAAGGCGTTTGACCTTGCCATCGTAGACCCGCCGTATGGAATTAGCATTCATGATAGTGGTCGATTGAAAAAATACAATGCCACTGAAACAAGATGGGACGATGCGACTCCGGGTGATGTGTATTTTAGCGAATTAAAAAGATGCAGCAAAAACCAAATAATATGGGGGGGGAATTATTACGATCTTCCGCCTTGTAGGGGATTTGTTATTTGGGACAAAAAGCAGCCGGAAGATATTTCTTTTGCATCTTGCGAATTTGCATGGACTTCTTTCGATACATCCGCGAGAACTTTTTATTACTCGCCGTTGCAAGAAAAGGGGAAAAGAATACATCCAACGCAAAAGCCCGTGGCATTGTACGAGTGGCTGCTGATGAAGTACGCCAAAGAAGGCTGGCGCATTTTGGACACGCATCTGGGTAGCGGGAGCAGCAGAATAGCGGCCTATAACCTCGGCTTTGAGTTTGTTGGATGCGAGATCGATCCGGCATACTTCCGGCTGCAAGAGCAGCGGTTTGCGGAGCATACGGCGCAGGAAAGGTTGTGGTGACACATGGGCAAGCAGCATTTGAGCAGGGACGACCGGATTTTTATGGACGGCAAGCGCAGAGGAACGCAGGAGTGCATGGACATGGTGGCGATGGCGCTGATCGACAAGTGCGGCTGGCACGTCCAGGAGGAGACACCGGACAGCCGGGACACCCACAGCATCGCGTATCTGTATGAGTGCCTGGAGAAACTGGCGGAGGAGATCAACGAGGGCCGCAT